TTGGTCAGATAGGTTTAGTAGAGATATATTAGATGACTATAAACAGGCTCTAGGAAGCTATGGGTACGCAGGACAGCTTATGCAGACTCCTACACCATTGAATTCAGGAATGATACGCTCAGATTGGTTTAAAATAGACCAATTTAAGCATACAACAGAACAAACAGTTGTAGATTTTGTAATAGACCCTGCATATACTGCAAATGAAAAGAATGACCCCTCAGCCTTATTAGCTTATACATTTAAAGATAACAAGTGGCAAATAATAGATTGTGTTAATGTCTATAAGGAATTTCCTGATTTAGTTAGGTTTATACCTCAATGGGTAGCAAAAAATGGATATACCAATAGAAGTAGGGTATATGTAGAGCCTAAAGCCTCAGGTAAATCTATTGTTCAGACTTTAAAGAAAGAAACAGGATTAAATGTTAGAGAAGATAAGCCGCCATCTAAAGATAAGGTAGCTAGAGTTCAGGATATTAGCGCTTCTTTAGAGACAGGCAGAGTAAGTTTATTGAAGGGAGATTGGAATGAAGAATTTTTACAGCAGCTAATTAAATTTCCTTCAGCTAAACACGACGATATGGTTGATTGCCTAGTAATGGCTATTAATAAAAATATGTGGAATCATTCAAAGATTTTATATTTTTCTTAAAGTTACTTGGATTTCCAAAAACTTCTAGTATAGTATAAAAAAAATTATTATAATTGCGAAATTATCCGAATAAAAAAATATGAGTATAACAATTAGTTTAAAAAAAGATAATGAGGTTAAAGAAATTAAAATTCCTACCGAATGGAAAGATATGACTTTAAATTATTGGTGTGGTATGGTAAGTATTATCAAATCACATTTTGATAGAGAAAAATTAATTAAAAATGCTTCTGCAGAAAAAACAGACCATCTTGAGGATTACTTAAACTTTTCAGAAAGCAAGTTTAAAGAGTTTCAAAACATTCAATTAAATAGAGATTTATTTGGTTATATGACAGGCTTAGATAAAGATGATATGAAATTGGTAAGCCTTGAAAGTGTAACTGAAGTTATATCGGTATTGGAGGTTTTAATGGAAGAATATAAACCAAAAGGAATGAACTCTTTTGATTACGAAAAAGAAACATATTATTTCCCTTCTGAATTTTTAAGACAAAATACTTATGGAGATTACATAGAGTCTACTCAACTTGATATGTATATTGATTCAATGAAACACGGAAGGTTTGATGTTTTACCTGAACAAATGGCAATACTTTGCAGAAGGCTTGATGAAAAATATGATGATGATATAATACCTGAAAAAACAGAAAAATTTAAGAACTTAAAAATGGACGTCGTTTGGGAGTTCAGTTTTTTTTTGACTCAGCAAAACATAAAATTAACGAGACTTTTAAATATGTATTCGGAGAAAAATCTATTAGTATGAGCGCAGTAAAAACTCAAGGACTATATGATATTTATGTAAAGCCTTTTGGTTGGCTTAACAGTCTATATGTTATTGCTGAAAAGGGAATATTTAAAATAGATGGATATAATCAAATTGATAGTGTAAAAGAAACAAGTTTGTATAAAGTTCTAAGTTATCTTAGTTGGACGTCTGCTAAAAACGAATATGAATCTAAAGTTCAAGAGAAAATACACAATCCAAACAAAATAACATAATGGCAATAAGACTTACAGATATAGTAACAGTAATGAAAAACAAATGGACTTATGGAGATAAGTTTTTTGGCTATACAGACGAATTTAATGATAATCATAACACTCAATATCCTTCACTTTTAATTACCCCACCATCTTCAGTTTTTCCTGAAGTATCTTTAAATAATGGTTGGGAAGAATATACATTTGAAATATACTTTTCTGACCTATACAATAGAACAGCACAGGCTAATGTAAATTTAGACCAAAGATGGGATAACCTACAGGATTTATCTAATGAATGGCTTGATATGTTTTTAAAAAATTATCAAGATGGTGTAGTAACAGGTTTTTTGCAAGGAGAAAATGTTAGTATAGAAAGGGTAAAGGAAGTAGCTAATGACCAATTAATTCAAATTAGAATGACTTTCACTTGGAGAGTTTTCAGTAAATGCTTTAGACCTCAATCATCTTATCCAAGTGATTTATCAGGGTTAATTACTTGGCTAAGAGCTGATAGTGGATTAACATTTAGCATACCAACTAAAAGAGTTTCTGCTTGGGAAGACCAATCAGGAAATACTAATAGCGTGGCTCAGACAGTTAAAGACAAAAGAGCATTAAGATATACTTGATGGTGCAAATGATAAAACAAGAATATCTTTTAATGGAACAACAGATTATTTTACTTCAAATGGAAATAGCCCAATAGGGGCTGACTTTACAATGTTTTTTGTTGCTCAAGTAAATGTTGATGTAAATGAAACAAGTAAATATTTTTATTATGTTAATGGCGATACAAAGCTTATTGTTGGTAGTAGTAACAATAAATTAAAATTCAATATTAGCGATTCAGATGGAGAATCAGGGACTTTAACTTTGCCTACTTCAGACACATCTTCATATCATATTTGCGTTGTTAGACATCATAACAAACATATTTATTTAGATTTTAACAATACATTAAGTGATTCTTTAAATATATCTACATATAACCATACGCAAACTTTTAATTCAACTACTTTTAATTTAGGTTCTAGCGGCGTAGCTCCTTCAGCGCCTCCTGTACCTTCAGATTATTATGATTATTTAAATGGTAATATGCAAGAGTTTATAGTTTATAACTCCTCATTAGATAGTTATAAGATAGGTCAAGTAAAAAGTTATTTAAACAAAAAATACAATATATATTAAGATATGGCAATAGCAAGAGGAACTTTATCAAAAACTATTCAACCTTATGGTGGTACTAGTGATAATTTAATTAATCTTAGTTGGAATTGGAGAGCAAATTATATGAAAAGCGCCAATACTCAAATGAGGTATCAAATAGAATGGAATGGCTTAGACGAAAATCAAGAGCCATCTAAAGCTAATTTTATTTCAAATGCTGGTGATGTTATTAATATTGTTTTTAGAGTGTATGCAACCTCTGAATACCCTTATCCTGCATCTTCATTAGATTGGCAGTTGGTAGGCTCTATTAGAAAGGCAAGAGATATAGCAAACGAAAGCTATATTGCAGGAGCAGGTTCTTTATCAAAACAAAGATATACTGTAGATATAAGTAGTATGTGTCAAGATTTATTATCATATAGTTTAGTTCCTTTAAATAAAGGAACTTGGCAAAGTTCTGCTTGGGGAGGGATGAATGGAGGTCAAACAAAACAAGATAACGTAGCTCAAACAGTAAGTAATTATAACGTAACTCCAAACGGAACTTATAGACACATATACGTTACAGCAACTCCTGAAATTATATTAGCAAATGGAACTATTGCGGAATCAACAGATAGTCCTTTAGGTTTTAATAAAATAGCTGTAATAAATTCAGTTGCTCAATTTGAAAAAGAAGATATTTACTATAATGATTATATAATAAGAAATTCTTTATCAAATCCTAGTTTCCCAAAAGGTTTTTTAAGTTTATGCCCTAACTTTACTCAAACACAAAGCGTTCCTTTTTTAAAACAAGTTAGAACAGATGTAGATGGAGAATGGCTATATTGGTATCAAAGAAATATTGGTAACAGCAGCACAAACCCTAATACAAATGCAAGTAAAGCAAGATTAAAATGTGAAACATATTTAAGTGATGGAACGTCTCAAAATATATTTTATTTATCTGATTTTAATTCTAATTTAGATACAGAGGTCTTAAGTGGAATTACTGTTTTTTCAGAAACTCAAAATAGAATATGCGTTCAAAATGTCTCTCCTACTTATATAAATGCTAATGCTCAAGATGATTCAGGTAATCCTTTAACTAATCAAATAGATTCTTCAACACAATATTATAAAGCACATTTAGAATATTTAGCTGACGCAGTTACAATTAGAGCAACAGAATACAGGTTTTTTAACATAGATAGAGAGACTTATAATAATGCTTTTGGTTTTGTAAGGTTTTATTGGTTAAATAGAATGGGTGGAATTGATAGTTATACAGCTAAAAGAGACGTTATGGAAAGTATTTCCGTATCAAAAAGCTCAATGGAAACTAGAAGTGCTGATAGAACTTGGTATCAAGATGACCAAAAAGCTAATCAAGCGGCTGTTCCTGATAGTGAATACGTTTCTAATACTATGAGGGGCGGTAATCTTTACAAAGGAGGTAGAGAGGTTTTAAGTGTTAATGCGGAAAGAAATAATAGTGTATTTACTGAGCCTTTAAATAAACAAACAGCAGATTGGTTAGAAGAAATTATAACTTCTCCAAATGTATGGATTGAAATGGATACAGATGCTACACAAAGAGGAAACACAGTTAATCCTTTTCAAAGACCCTCAACAAAAGGATATATACCTGTTATCATTACTAATAGCGATATTGAAACACTAAACCAAGAAACTCAAATGGTTAAATTTAATATTGAATATACTTTATCTCATAAAGTTCAAACACAAAGAAATTAATGTCTCAAGTAACCATTGAAGTATTAGATTATGTATATGAATCCAATGAAATTAATTGGAACACTAGTATATTAGGAACATTAGATGTTACCTCACATTCAGAATTTCCTTTAGCACTTACTTTTACTATTGCTGACATTAAAGATATATCTGCTCGTAAAGGAACTTTTAGTAAAACATTTAAAATACCCGCTACAAAAAACAATAATTTAATTTATAAAAATGTTTATATAGCTAACAGTTATTCTTCAGTTAATGTGTTTACTAAAAAAGACTGTAGGATATTGGTAGACAATATATTTGCTGTTAATGGACTGCTACAGTTAAACGCAATAGGAGGCTCTGACAATCCTGAATATTATTCTTGTGTTTTTTTTGGAAATAATATTGGTTGGGCTAATAAAATAGATGAAAAGCTATTAAAAGACCTAGGTACTGATGGTAGTGGTTGGGATTTATTAAATGGCAAAACAGGAACAGGATTAGAAATAAACAAAACAAGTATAATATCTACTTTTAATCAAGACGACGCAACAGGAGCAAGTCCTGTGGTTTATCCTGTAACTTCTTATGGAGATTTTAATCCTTCAGGAGAGGCTCAAACGTTACAATTATTGGATACCGCTTATGATGCAGGGCAAACAGGAACTACTGTAACTTCAGTAGGATATGTAGGTTCTGTAACAAACGCCAATAGATATAACACTCCTGAGCCTGTAGTTGATTGGAGACCTTGTATTTGGGTTTATGATGTTTTTAAAGAAATATTTATACAAGCAGGATATACTGTTTCTTCTAATTTTATAGAAGGCTCTATTTTTAAAAAATTATTATTTGCTTTACCAAATTTTAAATACAATGATGATGGAACAAGATATACGCAAAACTCTATAGAGTCTTCTTTTAAGAATAGTGCTTTTGTAAAAACATTTAGCTATACAGGAAGTGGTGCAGGAACTTTTAAACAAAACTTTTTTTTAAACTTAAACCATACTCCTGCAAATTTTGAAATAGACCCTGACTTTAATACAGCAGGATTTACATCAGGTTCAGGAGCTTATTTAGTTCCTGAATTTGGTTATTACAATATTAACTTGTTAAGAATGGGTTATATATATAAAAACTTTGTATGGAATAATACCCAAAGAGTTACAATATTACAATCTACATTAAGAATTATAGTAAAAACTGTAGGAGAAAACCATTGGAGGATATTAGCACAAACATCTTCTTCTCCTGAGGCTGTTATAACCGAGTCTTTAGTTAACACTCATACGGGAAGAGGTTATTTTGGTAATGAAATAAATGATGACACAAGATATTTTTTAAATAAAGGAGATATAGTTAGAACTCAAATTCACGTTAAATGGAAACAACTTCCATTAGTAGGTGGCTCTTATTCTACAAGTTGGGATTTAGAATTATATGGCTCTCAAGAAATTGTTGTAGCTACTCCTGTAGATAATGTTCCTAATGGAAGGTATGATATAAAATTTCAACCTGAATACGCTGCTTATGGACAAACATATAATCTTAAAGAAGTTATTAATAAAGAGTATAAGCAAATTGATTTTATAAAAGGGGTATCACACGCTTTTAATTTACAGTTTACAACAGATGAGGATTCTAAAAAAGTATATATAGAGCCTTTTAACGACTTTTACAAGCCATTAGGAGACGCTATAGATTGGACAGACAAAGTAGATAGAAGTAAAGATTATGTAGACAAGTGGATAAAATCTTCTTTAAATAGAGAGCTTGTTTTTAAGTACAAGTCAGACAATAAAGATGCTAAGGTTAAACAAAGAGGTCTAGATTATTTTAAAGAGATAGAAGATGAATATCCTTATTGGGAAACGTTGTCAGACAAATTTGAAAAAGGAACTTCTACTTTTGAAAACCAATTTTTTGCAGGAACATTTAATGCAGGAGATGTAGATATATCTACTAATCCAAATCCTCAGCCATATATTGCTTGTGTTTGGGAGGAATTACAAGATGGAGGCTACATATCTCCTAATGACTTTGCAAGACCTGATAAGGGGTATGAGTTTTTACCTAGATTGTTATATTGGAAAAAATATAGTCCTGATTTGAGTAGTAATGCTTTTGCTATTTGTTTAAAATATGCGGTTGTTCAAACTTGGGACACAATTACCTCAGCTATTTCTGCTGACCAAAACGCTGATTTGCTTCCTGTAGCTAATAATGTTTCTAAAGTTTTTCCACAAGCAACATCAGTAAATAGAGATGATAGCAGCTCTCCTATTTTAACTTTTGGCAATGTTTGGGTAAGAGATTATGATGACGCACAAAACACTTATACGGCTTATAGTATTGGTAGTGGTTTGTATGAGACTTATTATAAATCAATGATTGAGATGATTAAAGAAAATCCTAGAATAAGAGATGTTTATATAAATTTAAAAATAAAAGATATTATTAATTTAGATTTAAGAAAACTAGTATATATAGATGGTGTTTATTGGAGGATAAATAAAATAAATGATTACTCTCCTCTTAATAACGAAACAACAAAAGTAGAATTAGTTAAATGGATTTTCTATGGTGGTTTTGAAAAATACACACCTAGAATAAATAAAAATGACGGAAATTGGAATAATTCAACAGGACAACATATAACTAGAGGAATTTAATAATGGCGCAACAAGTTAATCAAATAAGCAATGGAGGAATTGCAAATATAAGCGGTCTTAAGGTTTATATGACGGTAACAGTAGGTGATGATGAGTTTTTAATACCAATAGTTGCTGAAGACGAATATGGTAATGCTCATCAGGTTTTAAGAAGAAATATAAATAACGTAATAGAAGACGACGAATAATGGCTAAAGAAGATTACCCTAAAATAGTTGATGGCTTAAAAAGAGCAGGAAAGTTTTTTATAAGCTCTTTACAAGATGAGTTAGAAGAACAAGAACACGTTGCTTCAAGAAGGCTTTATAATTCTTTTAAAATTGATATTAACGAATTTTTCGGAAGTTTGTTTTTAGATGTTAGTTCAGATGTTAATTATATGAATATAGTTAACGAGGGAGATACTAATGGAGTTATAGTTGACGAAAGCACTATAATAAGATGGTTGGCTCAAAAAGGAATTAGCAGTAATATGTCTGCATTAGAAGCAGAAAGATATGCAGAAAATATTGTTGCTCAGCTTCAAAGCAATTATTTAACAGAAGGAGGAGAAATGGTAGCTCCAAGAAGATATAATTTTATAGGATATGCTTTTGCTAAAGCAGAAAATTCAGGAATAATAGACGCAATAGAAGAAGATATATCTCAATCAATAGAGGCAGAAATAGGAGGTGTTTTTTCAGGCAAAGTAATACAATTAAAAATAGCATAATATGTTAAACAAAAAAGTAGCAATAGAGGTAGAAATCAAAAACATTAAAAAAGTTGCTGATTTAAAAACCGAATTAAAAGGATTAAGAAAAGAACAGACTGAATTAGAAAAACAATCTAAGACAGGTCAGTTTACTTCAAAAAAACAAGAGCAGCAGTATATTAAAAATTCTAAAGCTATAAGTAATAAATCTAAACAATTAAGAGGTTTAAACAAAAACCTAAAAACCACAAATAGCGAAACAAAAAAAGTAACTAAATCTTCAAACGGACTAGCAAAGCAATTTATTAAGGGTGCTGCCGCTATTGGTATTATAGTTACAGCTTTTAGAACGGTAAGTAGAGTTGTTTCTTCTGTAGTTTCTACATTTTCAGAATTTGAATTTGTTATGGCTAAGGTAAATGCTATTTCAGGAGCTACAGAAAAAGAATTTGAAGGATTAACTAAAACAGCAGAAAAATTAGGTAGAACAACATTTTTTACTGCAACACAAGTTGGAGAGTTAATGTTAAATTTTTCCAAATTAGGATTTTCAACTCAAGAAATTCAAAACGCTGTAGAACCTACACTTGCTTTAGCTACTGCAACAGGTAGTGATTTGGCTAGAAGTGCAACTGTAGCGGGGGCTGCTGTCAGAGGTTTTGGTTTAGACGCTTCAGAAACTAAAAGAGTAGTAGATGTTATGGCTGTTGCCTTTAGTAGTTCTGCTATGGATATGGAAAAGTGGCAAACATCTATGACGAAGGTTGCTCCTATTGCAAAATCAGCAGGTTTTTCTATAGAAGATACTGCCGCAATAATGTCAAAACTTACAGATTCAGGTATTGAAGCTTCTATTGCAGGTACGTCTTTAAGAAATATATTGCTTAAAATGCAAGACCCTGCTTCTGACCTTTCAAAAGCTTTTGGGGGAACAGTACATTCGTTAGACGGATTAGTTCCTGCTATGAAAAAGTTTAACGAAGAAGGTGGAGACTTAGCTGCAATTATGGAGGTTGTTGACTTAAGACAGGCTGCTGCTTTTGAGCAGATGATTACTTCTGCTGACGCTACGCTAGAGCTTAGAGATAAATTAAAATTAGCAAGAGGAGAGGCAGATAGAATGGCAAAAGTCATAGGAGATACTTTGCAAGGTTCATTTTTAAAATTTAGCTCTGCATTACAAGGTCTTTCTATTGCTGTAATGAAAGATTTTGCAGAAGGATTGCAATCTGCTATTGAAAAAACTGCTGCGTTTTTTAATATGTTGGCTAGAAACAGCGAAGTAATAACTACTTCTATAAAAGTAATTGTAAGATTAGCCAAGTATGTGGGGGTGTATAAATTGCTTGTTGCTGCAATGCCTACCCTTCAAAGAGCTTGGGCTGTAACTTTAACCGCTACATCAAGCGCCGCTGCAATAACGACTACTGCAACCACTTTATTATCTTCAGCGTTAGTAAGACTAAAACTTGCTTGGCAATCATTATTAGCGTCATCAGTCGTAGGTCTTGTAGTGGTAGCTCTTACAGAAGGAGTTTCTTGGCTTTTAAGAACTGCTACCGCAACAGAAGAAGTGGTTGAAGCAACAGAAGAATATATAGATGCTGAAACAACATTACAAGGAATTTTAGACCATACTAATAAAGTAATGAATAAAAGGCTTGGAGTTACTCAGGCTATGGCAAGGCAAAACATAAATGATATTAAAACTCAGATAGCTCTTTCAGAATTACAATTAATTAAACATATAAACGGTATAAAACTCTTAAGTTATAATGAAAGAGAAGCTCACCAAAAATCAGTAAAAAGATTTAAATTTAGATTAAAATTAGAAGAGAAAAATTTAGAAAAAATAATAGAAACTGATAAGCACGAAAAGCTTATGAAGACAGATTTATTAGTTTTAGCTAATGAAGAATTAAAGCTTATTAGAGAAACTCCTGCTGCAACGGATAAAGAAGTTGCTGCAAGAAATAAAAATATAGCCAAGATTGAAAAAGAAATTAAAAGATTAAAAGAATTAGGTATTGAAAAAGAAAAAGTAGTTAAAAAAGATGTTGTTAGTATGGATATTATTGACCCTTTTACTAGCAGCGAAGAAGATAGGCAAAAACTTTTAGATGCTGACAAAAAAGCTGATGACGATTATTTTGCTCAACAAGAAGAAAAAGGTAGGCAGCGTCTTGAAATGTTTAAAACATTTTCAGATAGTATTTTTTCTATTATTGGTAATAACGCACAAAGAAGGGCTGATAGAGAGTCTAAAGAATTAGAAGAAAGGAAAGACTCAGGAGTAATAACTCAAGAACAATATGAAGCTGAATTGTTAAAAGTTCAAAAGAAAGCTTTTGAAAGAAAGAAAAGACTTGATATTGCTCAGGCTATAATGAATGGCGCATTAGCTATGACAAAAGTAATGGAACAAACGGGTATATTATCATTTGCTTTTTCTCCTTTTATTGCAGCTATGACTGCTGCACAGATTGCTGTTATTGCATCACAAAAATTTGCTAAAGGAGGATTAATTGAAAAGTTTGCAGACGGAGGAATGGTTAATGGTAAATCACACGCACAAGGTGGAGAAAAATTTGCAGTAGGTGGTAGAGTAGCAGAGCTTGAAGGAGGAGAGGCTGTAATAAATAAACGAAGTACAGCAATGTTTAAAGGACAATTATCGGCTATGAACGCTGCGGGTGGGGGAGTTAAATTTGCTGACGGAGGTTTATTGAATATGCCTTCTTTTGCTAGTTCACAATTTAGCGCTATTGGACAGCAAAATATGATGGGGGCTATGGGTCAGTCAGGCAGAGTGGTGGTGGTAGAATCAGACATAACTAATAGTCAAAATACAGTAGGATTAATAGAAGCAGAAGCAACATTTTAAAAATATAAACATATGTTTGTTAGTAAAAAAGTAAAACAAGATAGGTTAGATACCTGTAAAAAGTGCGATTTTTATAGAAACTTTGCAATGCTAAGATATCCTAGATGGAGTAAAGGAGCAAGATGTGGTAAGTGTACTTGCTTTATAGATGCTAAAGCTACTTTATCTAAAGAATATTTTGGTGTTTGCCCAATAAATAAATGGGAAGAATGAGTATACAAATAGTAGCAAGTAAAATATCTAAAAAAAGAAAATCAGAAATAGTTAATGCTATAACAAAAAATAAAATATCTATTAATTCTAATGGTAAATATGATTCTAATAGTTTGTCCTTATTATTTAAAGAATGGCATAATCACTTTCCTCATATTAAACAGCAATTAGGATGTGTTGGCTGTAGAAAAGCTGTTTCCAAGTTTTGGGATAGCGTAAATAAATTTTGGGAATTAGAATCTTAATATGGCTAGAAGACAAAATAAAGTAGATGTTGTTTTTGAATATATAGATATAGTAGAAAAAGAAATTTCAAAGCGTTGGTACGAGCCAACAACAAAAGACATATTAAGACATCTTATAGAAAGAGGAATAGTAGACCCTAAAAGGTTAAGGAACTATATGATTATATATGACTTTGATTGTATGCTAAGAAAAAACGAAGGTAATAGAACGTATACTTTTATGGATTTATCTATTAAGTATGACATCTCAGAAAGACAAGCTCAAAGTATAGTTTATAAAGAAAGAAAAAAAGAAACTATAACCGAAAATATAGGGTAGCAAAGTTTTTTCCTAAAACTGCGCAACATTGTCATAACATAAAAATATTTTTGTACCTATGAATAAAAATTGGTATAACATTAAAGCAGAGTCTTCTAAAGAGGTTGCTGACATATACATATTTGATGAAATAGGTGCTTATGGGGTAACAGCTCAAGGTTTTATAGAAGAAATAAAAGCCTTTAAAAACGCTCCAATAAACCTTCATTTAAATTGTGTAGGTGGAGATGTCTTTGAAGGAATGGCTATCTATAATGTTTTAAGAAAAAGAACAGCAAAAACTACTATATATATAGAGGGTATAGCTGCAAGTATGGGAAGTGTAATTGCATTAGCAGGAGATGAGGTTATAATGGCTGAAAATTCTTTGTTTATGATACACAATGCTTGGGGTGGTGCAATGGGAGAGGCAAGTGAGATGAGAAAAACTGCAGCTCTATTAGAAAAAATAAGTGGTGAAATTGCTGACATTTACATAAAAAAAACAAGATTACCTTATGATAAGGTACAAGAAATGATGGACGAAGAGACTTGGTTAAGTGCCGAAGAGGCTTTTAATTTGGGCTTTGTTGACTCTATCTCGGATGCTATAAAAGTAGCAGCCAAATATGATGTTTCTAAGTTTAAAAATATAACAGACAAGGAAATTCAAAATAAACTAAGTGTTAATTTAAAAAGTAAAAATATGACCGAAGATTTGAAAAATTGGTTTAACGCTAAGGTTGAAGAAATTATTACTAGAGTAAAATCTAGTAGTGAGTCTGAAACTGAGGACGTTAAAGAGGTAGAGGTAATGATGGTAGATAATAAAGAGGTTTCTGAGAAACTTTCTTCATTTGAAGCTAAAGTTACTGAACTAGATAGTTTTGTTGCTGAATTGAATGGAGAAAAAGAAACTCTTACTCAAGAAGTAGAAAGACTAAATGCTTTAATAAGCAAAGCAGATGCGAAAGGTACTGAGATTTCTACTGATGGAGACCCTTCAGTAATAGAAAACAAAGTAGAAGATAAAGAACAAAAATTCTTTTCAGCTTTAGCAGCAAAATTAAAATAATTAATAAATAAAAAAACAATAAAAAAATGGCAAATATAGCTTTAGATAATTTAGGGGCGAATTACCAAGGAACTTACGCTTCACAAATTTTATTAGAACCAATGTTCCGTTCTGATGATATTATGCGTAACTATACTATCTACCCTAATGTAAAATATAAACAAAACTTAATGTTAGCACCTAAATTATCAGGTATAACTGCATTAAACACAGGATGTACAGCAACTAATACTTGCGACCCTGCAGGATTCTATGTTAATCCTAAGGTAATTACAGTTTCAAATGTATCTGTAAAACAAACACAATGTTGGGATGAATTTAAAGACCAATTTATCGTTGAGTCTTATAAAGCAGGATTAAATATGCCTGATTTAACAGGAACTCAATTAGCAGATGTAATTATAAATAGAGTAAGACACGGTATCCAATCAGATGTTGTAAGAAATATGTGGGCAGGAAATACTGCAGCAGCAGTTGCTGATTGTACTTATACTTGGGCGGATGGTTTATGGAAACTTTTATCAGCAGGTGCTGCAATTAATGGTACTCAAATGAATGAGGTTACTGCGGCAACTACAGCAGCAGCTAGTCTTATTACAGTAGGAGCTTCTATTGCTACATCTGATGCGGTATCTTTATTATCAAATGTTTTTGATACTGCACCTGCAGAATTACAACAAACTCCAGCTTCAGAAAAGAAAATGTTTGTTACTCCAAATATTTACAATGCTTACTATGGTGCTTTAACTGCGGTTTCAGTAGCAGGAGCAGTAGATTACGGACATTCAGAAGCTCAGTCAGGTGTAAACTATGAAACACTAAGATTTAGAGGTGTAGAAATTGTTGCAATGTACGAATGGGATACAGCATTAACTGCTTTAACAGGAGCTGATTTACCACCATTATTTACTTGTGCAACAGCAGGTATCCAAGCTACTCAAGGATGTATCTACGCTGCAAAATCTAATTTAATTATTGGTTCAAACGTAACTGACCCTGATAATCAATTAAAAATGTTTTATGATGAGGTAAGCGATAATATGTACATACGTTCTAACTTTACTATGGGATACCAATACGGTTGGAACTCAATGGTAAATGGAGCTTGTTTAGTATAATTTAATAACCTTAAAAATAAAATAAAATGGCAATAGATTCAGGATTAATAGTAACGTGTGGCGATTTACAAGCTTTAGGGGGAATTAAACAAGTTATTATTACAGATATTAGTAATATAGCAACAATAACTCCTACAACAGCAGCAGCAGACCATATAATTACAGCAATAACAACAACGAATGATTGGGCTAGGTATGAGTTTAAAGACCAATCAGGAGCTTTAACTATCTCAGGTACAAAAGAAAATGGAACAACTGCTTATGAGTGTTCTTTAAGTTTTCACGTGCCTAATTTAGATGCGGCTAGAGCAGCAGCTTTAACTAACTTAGCAACAGGGTGTCCTGTAGCTATAGTTCA